GAGTAGCGAGCATTGTTGCTTACGATACCGACACCTACATCTTAGCCGGAGACACCGCTTCTTAATAGGTATGTTCGTACTTCCTACATTTGGATTGGGCGTTATCGCTAGTCCTACTGTACCGCCAGGAACCTTTGATACAGCTACGCTTGAGAACGGAAACAATGTAAAGAATGTCGAGAATACGATTACTTTTACTGTTCAACCAAGTAGAGACATATCCGCTGGAGATTCAATCACACTTGCTGGATTAACAGGCTCACAAACAGCAGATGGTTCCTTAACGTTAAGCGGGGCGGGGGCATCTGTATTTGGTAGTGCTGGTTCTTGGACACAGTCAACAGGTACACTTGTACTTACAGTAGATACGGGACAGACATTAAGCACAGGCTCAGATACTGTTATTACATTTAATCTTACCAACCCAGCTACCGTATCGAGTGGGGTAAGTGGAGTTACATTATCTTCTAGCGGATTCACACAAGCAAGCATCAGCGGTACATTCTTGAGTGCGGTAGATATATTCAATGTAACCACACGAGATACAGAAGCGAACATCTTAGCAAGCACACCTACCAATCCAAGTGGAGAAGTTAACATCGCATTCGGTACGGACACAGGTTACTACTATATTTACGACGGTAGTGCTTGGTACATTTTTAATAACGATGTGACTGATCCTGTTATCATCACAGCTACCAATACGGAAGCTACTATATTAGCATCCACACCTACTGCTTATACTATCGAACAAGCAACTGATACGGATGATTTGTATGTCTACGACGGTAGTGCTTGGTACATCTTCAATAACGATTCTTAATAAACATGAGTACGATTACACCAACAACATCTTCAACTAGACCCACAGGAGTACAAGGTCGCATTGCATTTGAAACAGATACCAAAAACATAATTGTTTATGACGGTGCTAATTGGCGGGGGTATGCAGCAGACGGTACTATAGGTGATGGATGGACAGGTAGTTCTTCCTCTAGTGTTTTGCTTGACGGCAGTAATGACTACATTGACACCAACTCTAACTTCCAATCCACATTAAATAGTGGTTTTAGTTTTTCCTTGTGGGGTAAGTTGAGTGCGACAGGTTCAAACCAAGGATTAATAGGGGCTGAAAATTCTTCTTACTCTGATCGGTTTGCTTGTTTTGTTAATACTAGCAACCGAGTAAAATTTTATTATACATCTAATAACCAAGCAATAAGTTCCCTAGAAGATTCCTCAGGAACCACCTTAACTAGTTGGTTTCATGTAGTGGGTACAGTAGAGCAAAACGGTTCAAATGTTGATTTAAAATTATATGTGAACGGCTCTCAAAAAGATACCAACTCAGGTACTTCAACACTATCTAACTTCGGTACAACCAATACTCCTGCTGATTTATTTTTGGGAGGGCGTAATTATGCCGGTTCTTTACAACTTCCTTTTAATGGATACATAGACGAAGCGGCCCTCATACCTAGCGTTCTATCTTCATCTGATGTAACATCTATTTATAATAGCGGTATACCAGCAGATATAACCTCTTACTCACCTGCTAGTTGGTGGAGGATGGGTGATAATAATAACGCTACTGGTTCTAATATTCCAGATCAAGGTAGCTTGGGAATTGATGCTACATTGGTGAACGGTCCTAGTTACTCAAGCGATGTTGCTTAAAAATTATGAATAGAACATACTGCATTATAGACGCATCTGAAGTTAACTCTGTAGACTTTGATCAAGTAGCTGAAACATCTGCCGACACACTTCGTTACTCACTAGACGGTACAAAGACATTCGTTAAATACGAAGGCGACCAGCCCTCCTTCCTTAGCGGTAAACAAGAATACACCCACTCCGAGATACTATCGATCCTTAGCGGGGACGAGTGGACAAGTGACGACATTATTTAATAGCCATGCCAACAACAATACCAACAACCACATCTTCAACACGCCCCGGCTCACCGTCTGCGGGTGATGCTTACTTTGAAACGGACACGAAGAACTACATCATCTACGACGGTGCGAATTGGCGGGGGTATAATAGTGATGGTATATCTTATATTAGATCAGAAAGTACTCACTCTATTGATTTAGATGGAGTCGATGATATAATCCAAGTTGATTCTATAGCTTCTACATTAGCCGGAACAAGTAATTTTACAATAAGTGCTTGGGTTCGTGTCGCTTCTGCTTTAACAGGTAATATCCTTTGGGCATCTCGAAACAATGATTTTAGTTATCGAGTAAATTTAGGTTTAATTAGTGGACGACCTTATGCTCAGGTTCAAAACGGGTCTAGTAATAACTATGCTGTTTTCCCCACCAATACAATATCCGCTAACACTTGGACTCATTTCTGTATGGTGCTGTCCAGCAATACGCTAAAACTTTTCGTTAATAACAGTTCGGTGGGTTCTGTAAGTGCTGCGGCCACTGATTCAAGTATAGCTTTATCGACTATAGGTGCTAGAGGATATAATAGTTCTGGGAATGTTGACCTACACTTAGACGGTCAGTTAGATGATGTCGCTGTATTTGATTACGCTTTAAACTCTGGACAACGAAGTGCTTTATATAGCAACAATGTTTATACAGCACCTAAAGCTCTGTGGTTATTAGATAACGATGTGACAGACCTTGTAGGCAATCACGAAGGTACTGCATCAGGCTCTCCAGCGTTTCTCGCTAAATCGGATAACTCTGCAAACACTCCTTACTAATATGAGAACTTATGTAATAATAGAATCATCTGAGTTAGATAGTGTAGACTTCGATCAAGTCGTTCAATACTCAGCAGACACTCTTCGTTACTCGTTAGATCGCTCGAAAGCCTTACTTAAATACGAAGGTACACAACCTTTCTGCTTATTAGGAAAAACAGAGTACGACAAAGAAGGAATAAAAGCGATCCTCGCTGGTCCTGAGTGGACTGATCCTAACGAACCTATCTGATGGCTCCTAACATCAGCGAGGATACAAATGTAAAGACTCCGCTGGCGTTTTTACTCAAGGTCTTTGGCGGGACCATCTTCGTGGTCTACTCGGCCATGCTAATCTATGCACGGCTCAATACCCTGGAGATGGAGATCCTTCGCCTTCAGCATGAGGTGGAGATGAACTCGGAGTTTCGCATTAAGTGGCCACGCGGAGAACTCGGTGCATTACCCGATGATGCGGAGCAAAATATGCGTCTTCTATTTATCGAGAAGCAAGTCGGTAAGCATGAGCAATTAATGGACGAAATCCGCTACGGAACAGCTAGGTGAAATGGGCGAAATACTTCTTATGTTACTTACGGGCGGCGGTAGTACGGCTCTTGGAGCGATGCTCAAAGGTGGGTTTGGAATGCTATTTGAGAGTCGCCGCCAAAAGCACGAGCTTGAAGTGGCCAGAGAAAGTCGTGCAAATGAAAATTTTCTTAAACTCCAAGCTGAATTGGCTAAAGGAGGTAATAATGAGTTCCGGGATTTTTCTCGTAGAATTATCGCTTTTATCGGCATTGGCACTTTGTGTTTGTGCGTCCTGTTCTGCACCCTTTACCCATCGGCAGAGTTCCTCTCTATCACCAATGCACATGGCGAGGGCAGAACAGAATGGCTCTTCGGCCTCATCAGCTACCCAGCCAGCCAAGACCCAATCACGCTATCGAGTGGCCACCTCGCCTATATGGGCCACACCGCCCTTATGGGCATCCTCGGATTTTATTTTGGGCCATCGCCCAGCAGACGATAAATGAATATGATTGATCGAGTATCAGTAGCCGGAATGAGTGGCACAGCCGCCACCTTCGGCTTATCCACACTCGACTCCTTCCTGGGTATAGCGGTAGGTGCGGTCACCCTCGTGTATATGTCCATCAAACTATACCAGGAGATCCGCAAGAAATAGATGCCTACATATAAACAGCTAGGCCGCTTGGACTCTCCGATCCTCACTGATGGAGATCGTGGATTTCGTGGTATCAATTCGTACCTTGAGCCTACAACATTGGAAGCTGGTACGGTGGAGCTTTCTGAGAATATGCGGTTGGAGGGCGACCTCGCATCTGTTCGTAAGGGTATAGAGTTTAAAGCGGGCGATGTATCGCTTACCTATGCAAGTGGCACAGAGCAAGTATTTGCATCCACCACATTTAGCGACCCCGCAACGGGGGCAGAATTTATCGCAGTTGCGACTGCCAACAAAGTAATCCTTTGGAACGATAGTAATAACACGGGGATCAATATCGCTTACCCAGGTGGCGAGGTAGTGGCATTAGGAGATAACGCGAGTTTTGTACAAGCGATGGAGAAACTCATCCTGTTTCGCGGGACAAGCAAAACACCGCTGGAGTGGGACGGCGACTATACGACACCAACTGCATTCGTAGTGAAGCAAAATGCATCACCATTAGCGGGTAGGGTACAATGCCCGAACACAAACTTTGGCACATTTTTCAGCAACCGCTTGATCGTTCCCCAACCCAGCGATTCGCAGTACACCGTGATCGCTTCGGATCTCTTGGATACGGATAACTTTTATCCCGCAGAATCGCAGTTTCGTATTAATCGTGGAACCGCAGATCGATTGGTCGGATTTACTCCATACCTGGAAAATCAGTTAATCGTATTTTTCCGCAATAGTATACATTTAATAAACAACATCGCACTCACCAACTCTGCGGGAGTATTTGAGATTACCCGCCAGCATGGGTGCGTAGCCCGCAAGAGCATAGCCGCGAGCGGACCACAGATGTATTTCCTAAGTGATGACGGTGTCTTCACCCTCCAGCAAGGCTTAGACCCGGCTAAAAACCTCGGAGTCGCAATCTCGAAAGTAAGCGGAGAAGCACTCCCACTATCGCAACCCATACAGGATCAATTCGCAGATGTAAATTATGCTCATGCGGACAAAGCGTGTGGCATCGTATTCGACAATAAGTATTACCTCGCTTGCCCCACAGGCTCCTCCACCACAAACAACAAAATATTTGTATACGATATATTAAACTCCGCATGGAGTAGCGTGGATAGTTTCCCCGCTGGTTTCCAAATCGATGACTTCGTAACTGTACTTCATGGTAGTAACCCACAAAAACGCAGACTCTTTGCCGTCTCCGATAAAGGATGGCATTTAATCGAGGAAAGCACCACAGACATCACGGGAACGATCGGGAGCGCAAGCACAACATCCACCGCGATAAGCGCCAAACTCAAGACCCGCTCCTACGCATTAGAGAATGTCGATGTGAAGAGGTGGAGACGCGGACAACTCGGATGCGAGGTAACCAACGGAGATCAATTCACCATCAAGGTAAACACCATAGACCCGGACCGCACCAACACGGTACATACCGAGAGTGCGACAACGAGCGAGGAGAAACTCATACGCTTTGGGAGTGGACGCGGTCGTGGCTACGCCGCAAATATCGAGATTGATGTAACTGCGGGGCAACCAAAGTTTCGCCACATCAGTATCGAGGCCATTGCCAACGGAGCAAACGCAAGGAGGGAATACGCCTAATGCCTATCACCGCAACAGTCACTCGTGGATTTACTTACGATACGGGCGTTGAGGTATCCTCTGCATCGCTCAACCGATTAGGCGAACCAACTGTTACCATACCAAGTGTCACCCAAACTGAAGTGGTGATGGAGAACTACACCGTGTCGAGTTTGCCATCCAATGGCACGGCTGGTCGCATCGTTTATGTAACGGATGGCGATGGCGGAAACCCATGCATGGCGGTGGACAATGGGACCGATTGGGTACGGGTAAACTTAGGAAGTGCAGTAAGCTCAACCGATGCGGAAGAATATTTAATCGCTGATTGATGAACATTTTAGCCCAAGCGAAAGACCTGTACGACAAGTGCGGAATCGACATGAACCGCGACATAGCCACCTATGCCGCTCACGGATATGTGTTCATCACCCCCAACTCGTTCTTACTTGGCAAAGCGGTAAACTCGAAAAGCGATATTCACCCGCAAGAC